AAATGAAACTGAAAAATTAGAGGAAATAAAAGAAATAATAAAACAAGAGATACAAAATAAAAACACTAGGATAGTTTCAGTAATATTAAACATTGACAGTGATATAAACTCTATAGATTCAGAGATTAAAAGATTGCAAGAGTTAAAAAGGGTCAAAAAGAATACTCTTGATAGATTAAAAAGCAATATAAAAGACTGTATGGAATTACTTGGTACTAAAAAAGTAGAAACATTTTTAGGAAATATAAGTATAAGAAAGTCAGCGGGTAGCTTAGTCATAGAAGATGAAGAAAAGATACCTGCTATATATAAAACAGTAGAGCAAGTTGTAAAAGTAGATAAGAGTAGTATAAAAGACTTTATTAAAAAAGGTCATGAGGTCGAAGGTTGCAGGATTGAATATGGAACTACACTAACAATTCCAAAAGCTAAAAAAGAGTAGGTGAGGACCATGGAAATTAATAATATTTACATTAAATTGATGGATGTAAGAGTTAAATTTAGTAAGTTGAATCTAAAGAAAAGTGGAGAAAATAAGTTCGCTAACTTCAAGTATTTTGAGTTAGCAGACTTTCTACCACAAGCAACTGGATTACTTGAAGAAGCTAAGCTATGCCCTATAGTGACCTTTACAAATGAATATGCAACTCTAACATTAATTAATGGAGAAAACCCATCAGAACAGATTGTATTTACTTCTCCAATGAGAGATTTACAACTTAAAGGTTCTAATGAATTACAAGCACTAGGAGGGATAGAAACCTATCAGACTAGATATTTATATATTCAGTTACTTAATATAACTGAGAATGATAGCTTTGATGCAGTAAGTGGAAAAAATGAAGTTAAAAATAATGTTCAACAAGACAAAAAGACAGATAGAATATTGACAGATAAACAACTAACTAGGTTATATGCAATAGCTAATAGCGTAGGTGTTAATAAAACATTATTAAAAGAACAGGTTTTCAAGCAACTAGGAAAAGATATAAAAGATTTAAATAAAAGCGAATATGATGCTGTTTGTGCAGCTTATGAGAAACAAGCTTTTAAGGGTGCATAGGAGGTGATAAAGTGGCAAAATATAGAATTTTACAAGCAAATTTTTGGGATGATGGATTTGTACTAGATTTAACTCCCGAAGAAAAGTATTTTTATAATTATTTGCTTACTAATGGTAGAGCAAGTCAATGTGGATGTTATGAATTACCCTATAAAATTATGGAAATGCAAACAGGATACAATAGAGAAACTGTAGAGAAGTTAATAAAAAGATTTATAGAGTATGGAAAAATAAAATATGACTCTACTACTAAAGAAATATTAATAATTAATTGGAGTAAGCACAATTTTTCTAAAAGTCCAAAAGTACGTACTTGTATCTTAAAAGAGGTTGAATTAATTAAAAATAAAGAATTTCAACAATATATGTATAGAGTATGTATAGACTATGGATACAGTATCGATACAGTATCTATAGTCTATGGGGAAAAAGAAAAACAAAAAGAAAAACAAAAAGAAAAACAAAAAGAAAAACAACAACAAAAAGAAAAAGAAGAAAATTATTTGGTGGTTGTGGATAAAATCAAAAAATACTTTGATTTAGAATCTAAAGACATTGAAAAAATCATTGATGTATTCATACATACAGAAAAAGGAATTAACTATTTAGAGGAAAAACTAAGGCTAGTTAAAAATACAGATGGAGTAAAAAGTATTACAGGTTATCTTATAAAAGCATTAGAAGAAGATTACAAGCCTATACCAAGTAGAAAAAATAAGAATAAGTTTCATAATTTCAATCAAACCTTTGGACAATATACAGATGAAGAATTGATAAATATGGCTAACAGAGGTCAACTTGAAAAAAGTAAATTCGGTTAAGTTAAATAGTCTAGGGAGTAATTATACAATATTACTTCCTAGGAGTTAAAAATGGAGGGATAAAATGAGATTTGAGATAGGTAAAACTTATAAGTTTGATAAAGAGAAATTTATGGAAATTAATGGTGTAGAACAACATAAAAAATATAAAGAACTTTGGATTGATGATATTGAAGGTGTTGAATTTACTGTTGAAAAAACTTTTGATGATGGCTATGTTTGCTATCCAAATGAATTTTGGTTTAATTTTGGTGTAATTTCGGAATGGTGTGTTGAAGTTAAATAAGGTAGGGGGTATTAGAGATGATAATAATTAGAAGTCAAGATAAAACAGATTTAGTGAAAGCTGATTGGATAAATGTTGATAAAGAATATGTATATGCCATGTTTGGAGAAATAAACAACTTTAAGGAAATAGGAAAATATGAGGATGAAAAAAGAGCTATGCAGGTATTAGATAATATACAAAGATTTATTGAAGGTGGGACTAGAACGGATTCTATAGACAGCTATAAGGTTAGAAGTTATAGAAATAGAATATTTCAAATGCCAGTTAAATAAAGGGGGAAAGAACATGGCTAAAATTTGGATGGACGCAGGAGAATTGTTAGAAAAAACTATTGATATAGAAGATATGTTTGGATGTAATCTAAGTAAAATGAGAAATAAAAGTAAACAAAAAGGTTTAGTTGGTAGAACAAATTCTAAAGGTCAAGGAAGAAAAAGTAAGAAAGTAGAGTGTACTAACATTATTACTGGAGAGAGTAAAATATTTGTCAGTGCTGTCGAAGCAAGTAAATATTTATATTTTACAGAACTTCATATTACTCGTCTAGCAAGAACAGGAAAGACTACTAAAAATGGTTGGAAAGTTAGATATATTCAAGAGGTGTCAGATGGTATTAGCAAATGTGGAACAAGTAATTAAGTTAGCTGAAAAGATATTAAATAAGAAAAAGTGTTCTGTTAATAAAGCTATTGATATAGCTATAAAAATATTAAGTAAATATGAGTGCGAGGGGATGATTAGAAATGAGTGTAATTAAGTACAGAGGTTATGATTTTGAGAACGAAAAGTGGATTTATTCAGCAACAATAATGTGGAGTAATATACTTGAATGTTTAGTTATGTTGACAGAGGGTTGCGAATGGCAGAAAGTCTCTAATGTTGGGGTATGCTCTGGAGAATGGGCTAGAAACAATCAAGAAATTTGTGAAGGGGATATATTGAAAGGATATGATAATTTTAGTGATACAAGCCAATATGGAGTTGTAAAAAGGGATATTGGTAGTATTAAAATATACTTGGAATGGCATTATTTAAAGAAATTTGAAGGAGAATGGATAGAGATTATAAATAAAACAGAAATATATCATAGTAGAGATTACAAAGTAGTTGGCAATGAATATGAGAACTTAGAGGAAGTTAGAAAAGAGTTCTTAGAACGTAAGGAGATGTTGGAAAATGAACATCTTGGCTAGTGTGCTACTGATAGGAATTAGTTTTATAGCTGGTAGAGTTTATGAGTATAGATTGAATCTAAAAGAGTGTGAAAATTGCGACAACAAAAGAGGTGTATAAGAATGGATGATAGATTAGAAATGATAAATGCTTCTGTAAATTATATACAGATGATATGTGAAAGTTCAAATATAGCTATTATAGCAGAGCGAGGAAGAGTTAGAATATTAGATTTAGAAACTAAAGAAAAATATGATTTATTAAAAAATAAACTCGAGGAAATGTTAGAAGAAATATAAGTGAAAATATCTAATTAAGACAGTTTAGAGAGTTGCAAAATGTCTTTTGGTATAAATTATTGTTGAAGTGTTTTGTGACTCTCAAAAATGAAATAAAGGAGGCGTTGTATTGCTTACATTTTTAGATTTATTCGCAGGGATAGGTGGCTTTAGGCTAGGGATGGAAAAAGCAGGACATAAATGTTTGGGACATTGCGAATATGATAAATTCGCAAATTTAAGTTATAATGCCATGCACAAACCGAAGGAGGATGAATGGTTTGAAAGAGATATTAGAGAAATTAGAACAGAAAATATCCCAAGAGCAGATGTCTGGTGTTTTGGATTCCCATGTCAAGACATTTCTGTTGCAGGGAAACAATTTGGATTCAGAGGAGAACGTTCAAGTTTATTTTTTACAGTTACAAAACTTATTAGAGAACTCAAAGAAGAAGATAGACCCAAGTATTTACTTATTGAAAACGTTAAAAATCTACTTAGTGTTAATGGAGGATTTGATTTCCTCAAAGTTCTCGTTGAACTGGATGAAATCGGCTATGATGCAGAGTGGCAAGTTCTTAATTCTAAAAACTTCGGAGTACCCCAAAATAGAGAACGAATATTCATTGTTGGACATTTTAGAGGACGAAGTACACGAAAAGTATTTCCTATCGAAAGAAAAAGTAGAAAAAATCTTGAGCAACTAAATAATCCAACTCATAGTACAAATAGAATTTATGATGCAGTTGGAATTGCTAGATGTATTAGAAGTCAGGCAGGAGGTGGAGGTGCTAAAACAGGTCTATACTTTATAGACTTAAATAAAAACTCTAAAGTAACAATAAATGCTAGATGCCTTAAAGCAAAATATAATGCAGGTGTGACAAATAGAAATTGTGATAATAGTGGAGTTTTAGTTAATGCAGTTTTAACGCCCGATAGGGTAAATAAAAGACAAAATGGTCGTAGAATTAAAGAAAGCGGAGAACCAATGTTCACATTGACAGCTCAAGATAAACATGGAATTTTGAAAAATGGAGATATAAGAAGGTTAACACCAAAGGAATGCTTTAGGTTGCAAGGATTTCCGGATAAATATTACGAAAGAGCAGCAAGTGTATGCTCAGATAGTCAACTGTACAAGCAAGCAGGAAATGCTGTTACTGCAAATGTTGTATATGAAATAGCAAAAAGAATGGGCTAAAAGTTGAAAAATGTCTTTTAGTATGAATATTTTTGAAGTGTTTTGTAACTCTCAAAAATGAAAATAAGGGGTGGGATAAATGTATGAATATATATTAAGATGGC